AAAGAGCTTATAGTTTATAGCGGAGTTGTAAATTGCTTTGATTCTTATTTTCAGTACAAAATTATTGATGATGGCTACTATTGGGTAGGAAGCTATTTGGGTAAAAAAGGACTAATTAAGTTCACTACAGAAGAGCGTAAAAGCATGATGGAGCAAGCTCAAAGAAACGTCAAAAAAAACGCACTTAATGAAAGCTACTCAGAATATAAAAAACTAATTAGCCAGATTGAAAGGAAAAAAAACAGCAAAGTAGAGGTGGAATTTATTTACATTGGTTTGGCGAAATACTTTGATAAGTTAATTGCTGAAGGTAAACATATCAAAGATTTAATTTAAAGCATGAAAAAAGTAGAGGAGAAGCTTCAAACAGCAATTAGCAACTATATTAAACTTCAATACCCAGATGTTATATTCACTGCTGAAAGTAGCGGTTTAAAGTTACCTATAGGGCTTGCTGTAAAAGCTAAAAATCACAGAAACCCACCAAGAGGTTTGCCAGATATTTTAATCTTACAAACAAATAAGCACTACAAAGGTTTATTTTTTGAGCTTAAAAAAGAAACTCCCTACTTAAAAAGTGGTAAACTTTCCAATAATAAACATATACAGGAGCAAAACGAAGTTTTAAAAAGGCTAAACAGCTTAGGTTATTTGGCTTTTTTTGTTTGGTCTTTCGACATGGCTAAAGTGATTCTTGATTCTTATATGAAAGATATATGAAGCCCTACAATAATGACTGCAGTTTGAATTGCACACTCTTTGAAATGGATGGGAAATACTTTAAAATAGTTGGTTGCGAATACGGCACAGGAAAAGAAGTCTGGAAAGCTACAGACACCTACAGAAATACAAACACTAATGAATTATTTGTAAGATCGAGAAAGCAGTTGATTATAGAAATGCGAGAAAAAAATGCAAAAATTATTGAATAGTTTTTTTATTTGTTAATTTATTTATTATATTTACATAATCAAAAATTAAAGATCATGCACAATTTAGTATTAAGTCCGATTGACCCTGAAAAACTCATAAGTGATATATCAGAGAGAGTAACTGCAAACATTCTTAATGCACTACAAAACAACAACCCGAACACCAACAATCCTGAGCAATGGATCGACCTCAACGAGCTTATTGAGTACGACCCAGAGAAGCGAACAAAGCCCACTTGGTACAGCAAAATTTCTCGTAATGATTTAAAATCGGAAATTGATGAATGGCTCAAGCAAGGAAAATGCAAATAAAATTATACAAATAAAAACTGAAGTTCAAATTATGAAAAGAAATTGGTGGCAAGTTTATAAAAAAGGATGGTGCAAACACAGAGACTTTTGGAATAGAATGTGGTGGATTAGGTTTAAGTTTGACACTAAATCCGATATTCTATAAATTCTTAATAAAAAATTAATTAAATAAAATCAAAATGAGAACAATATTCAAAGCCTACCATAAACATTCAGACATATTTGCTTACCATAAGTATGAAAATAAAGACTTAATAAAAGAAAGAACTTTCGATGAAAATGGAAATCCTTTAACTTATAAAGATTCAAGTGGTTATTCATGTAAATACACTCGAGATGAAAATGGCTATGAAATAGCTTACGAAACCTCAGATGGTTTTTATCATGTAAAAGGTAAGCAAGTTACTAAAGAAAAATACGATGCGTTTATAGATCAATTAAACTCTACAAATCTCGATGGTAAAGAGGCTGAAATAGAAGGACGCAAATACAAATTAACATTAATTAAATAGATAAAAAATGAGAAAATTAATCTTTATTCTGGCATTAGGACTTTTCGCAAGTTGTAATAGTGATGACAATGGTGGTTGTGAATGTTATGCTCAATATTACCAATTTGGCATGAAAACTACAAAGCAATACTATTCCGATAACTGCGGTGATGATGGTAAAATTACGGCAAACTCAAACAATTTAAGAATTGTAGTCGAGTGTGAGTAATAAAAAAACCCCCTGAATAGGGGGCTTCTTTAAAACTATAAAAACCTAAATTTATACGTTTGCTTGAACTGTAGCTAAAAACGCTGTTACTGTTGCACTATCTAATATTGGCGCTAAGTCTTTTACTATTGAAGTTCCTGTCAATGTGTAGCCGTTGAAGTCGCCTTGTGCCCCTCCAGTAGTTAATACACTTCCAAATTTTATACCTTCATTTAAGTTTATCCCAATACCAACAGCATGGTATTCACCATTTCTGTCTTTTACTACCGCCATAGGTCTGCTTTCTATTAAAAGATTAATAGTAGCGTGCTTTGAAGCACTCATCCTTGGTAATAAAAGTGTTATAGTTTGAGTATTTACCTTTGTAAAGTTATCATTATCTGGTATATCTTGGTTAAGTATATTACCGGGTCCAAAAATTTCAAACTCAAAAGACTGCGTCAGTAAAATGTTCATAGCTGTAGCTTCAGAACCATCTGAACTAATTGTAAATGGGTCTTCTAAATGATTGAAGATGTAAATTTTTTGAACACCTCCAAGTGTGTTTGTACATTGTTTACCAATTCCTTGGGTAATATCACTACATGCCATATCTATCTATTTTATTGATTAAGCTCTGTAAAGAACAATTTCTCCACCAAAGCCGTATTGAACACCGCCTAGCATTACGTATTTCATTCTAACTTGACCGCTCAAATCTACTTCGTCCATATCTTGGATTCTAACTTCATTCAAGTCTGATAGTAAACCTGTGCCAAAAAATACTTGTGCTGGGTTATATCCAACCATAGTGTTTGCATTAAGACCTTTTACTTCGGTTAAAGTGTATCCATCAAACTCGGCTTCGTTAGGATTTAAGAAAGTACCATTAGTTCTCGCTTGTGTTCCGTATAGCTTTCTCAATGATCTAATTACGTTAGTTGATACACCCATTCTGTAACCATCACTAGCGATTAATTCGTCTGGAATAGCATCTATAAACTTACCTAGTTCCGCTTCTACATTTGCAGAAGTAATTGCAACTGGTGTTGCCACATCAATCACATTTGCATCAGCTAAAAATGCTGGTATTAGACCTGCAAACTTTCCTCCTGTATTATCCCCCTCCCAAATTTGAGTGTCTATAAATCTTGATACTCTTCTAGAGTAGTCTGCTAATATAGCAACTTGCTCTGTTTGTGGTAAGTTATCATTGTGAGCAGAAAACCCCATTTGCTGAGCAGTCCATAACTGTCTAAAATCTTCTTTGCAGAATTGACTATCCCACTTAATTTTTTTAATAACTAACTCTCTTTCAGAAAGAGTTGTTGAGCCTTGTGGATCCCATCCGCAAGCATAATCTACAAAGCCAGCTTCTGTTTCAACTTTTCTTACGAAAGCATTAGAAGTTAAATTTGGTAAAACAGTTACCAAGTTATTTTCAATCGTGTTGGATTGCTTAATTGTTTTTGCGATATATTCGCCAGCTACCTCACCTACAAAGTTGGTAGTAATGTTTAAAGTTGTTGCCATTTTATTATTGTGTTACTCTATTTAAAAAATCCACCATACTCTCATTTGCTGATGGTGCTGTTGGTGCAGACTTTACAGCCTTTGATGCTGGTTTCTTGCCAAGTTCAACTACTTTTTCTTTCAAAGATTTGATTTCAGCTTTCATAGCTACTTCTTTCTTTTCGTCTTTCTTTTCCATTTCAGTAGTCATGCCTGAAACTACCTCTTTGATCATTTCCATGATCTCGGTTTTCATTTCATCGGTAAGCCCTGCCACTTCCATTTCGGTCTCCTCTTCTTTTTTATCCTCTTCTTTTTCCTCAAGCTTTACTTCGTCTTCTTTTAAGGCTACTGGATCAGCTTTTGAATTGAATACAGATTTTAAAAGAGACTCAAACCACGACTTGGAATCTTCGTTTAATTCTACTTTATTACTCATATCATTATTTAATTTAATTTCTTCATGTATAAAATCCCCCTCAATTGAGAACCCTTTTACTTTTCCAGTTTTAACATAATCATTCCACACATCTTCTGATTCCAACTTCATGTTTGCGACCCAACTCCCTTTTTTAGCGTTTAGGTTGTAGATATTTGATTTATCATTTTTCTCATCTTCTACAATCCAATTCTCATAAAAGGTAACTCCCTCTAATTTTAGAGAGGGTTTATGATTTATATTTGAGTTATTTTGCTTTCCATTCTTCATAAAAGAAAGTAAAGACTGTTTAACTACGTCCTCTGGCAAAACAATTTCGTACTCTTCCTCTCCGTCGTTTCTGTAAATCGGTTTATTAGGTTCTAAAACCACACCAATCAATTCTCTTTTTTCTTCATCAACAGTAGCAAACTTCACTTGTTGATCTGCCAAAGCAACAAAGTCTTTTTTCATAGCTGGATTCTCAACGATAGAAATAGTATTCACTATATATCCATTTTCGGGGTCAAGTCTTAAAATATATCTTTTAAGTTTCTTTTTCATATCTATATAACGAAAAAACCTCGAAACTGTTACACTTTTGATTTTTTGTAAACAGAAAAAAAATAAAAAAAACTTTGCCAGTGTAAATATTTATCTTATCTTTACACTATAACATTAAAACAAAGATATTATGACAACTCAAGTTTACGAAATCAAAATCAAAAGAAATTGGAAAAAAGTAAGAGCTACTTCAATTAAATCATTAAGCGATTACACAAAGAAAAATACTGAAATTAAAGATTGGAGAATGGTGGGAATGATGAGTATTTCAGAAATGAAAGAAAGTCAAAAATTAGAAGTAGTTGCCTAATGAACCAAAACATAATAATATTAACCAAAGAAGAATCCTACGAAGCGTGGGGTTCTCTTGTTGAGTTATGTAAAGTGAAAGGCTTTAGCTATAATTATTTAAAGCGTTTCAAATACCCTTTTAATTACAAAGGATTTTATTTTGTTCGAGTACCATTTAGAACTCCTACAATGTAGCCGTCTCGACCGCATTTCTATCTAATTCCTGTTGACTTGAAACATCTGAACTCACTACATAAGCCTTAATAGGGCGGTCTTGGCTTTGTATGCTTTCAGCTATTTGATCACTTCCAGTGCCTTGGACTAAATTAAAAGAAGGGGCTTGTACTTGTGGTGTTGCTTGGCTAA